AAAGGCGAGGAAAAGTGGCACTTCAAGCGCCACTACAACGCACTTCACCAGGTCTATCCGTATTATAGGTATTTTTACCATAGTACGAACATGTTGGGAGACTTAGCTTCTGAGTACAGGACTCTAGAGCGTTCCTTAACCGGAACGTCGAAAGTTGTGCTTGTCCCTAAGGATTCACGGGGTCCGCGTATCATTACCATGGAGCCACTGGAATACCAGTTTCTCCAACAAGGTTTGGGACGCGCTATTATGCACTGGTTAGAAAAGACCAGCCAGTTAACTTCTGGGCGCATAAATTTCACGGATCAATCGATCAATCAGAGATTAGCATTGTCCTCCAGCTCTACCGGAGAATTTGCTACTCTCGATTTGAAAGACGCCAGTGACTTGCTCTCTGTACATCATGTGAAGGAGGTGTTTAGGTTGAAACCAAAACTCCTTAATGCTTTCCTCTCACTTCGTACACCGGAAACGTTACTACCTGACGGTAGGGTGGTTCCCTTAAGAAAATATGCTGGAATGGGGAGTGCATTATGCTTCCCCGTAGAAAGCTTTTGCTTTTGGGCTATTTGCGTTTCCGCCTTAGCCTTACGGCTCAACATGGGGTTACGTGAGTCAGCATCACTAGTATATACTTATGGGGATGATATTATCGTTCCCACTGTTTACTCTAGCGAAGTTATAAATGCTTTAGAGTACGTTGGCCTTCGAGTCAACGCACAGAAAAGCTATAACTCAGGACACTTTCGAGAATCTTGTGGTGTGGATGCCCTTGCTGGGCATAACGTCACACCCATTAAATTTCGGAAGCTTTTCCCTGCGTCTGCTACTGATGGAACGGCTCTTGCAGCTTGGTGTTCCTACTCTAATGCATTAAAGAGTAGGGGTTATCACCAACTGTCTGATACAATTTTTAAGGATTTGGAAAGCATCTTTGGAAAGATACCTTTTGGTATCTCTACATCGCCTTTTCCTTGTAGAGTTGTTAGTGATGTTACTGAGGCTGAAACTCTCAACCGAGAGGGGAAGATCAAGTACCGTTATAACCGAAATTATCAGCGTATAGAGTTTAGGGTTATCACATTGATCCCAACGGATCGCCCCTCTACTCTTGACAGCTGGGCTCGCTTTAACCGTGATATTCTCATGGGTACAGGCGATGATCCATCTATCTTTACACTCCCCAATGCTACGAAAGTAGCCAAGGGATGGATGGCGGTTTAACCACCCGCTTACAGGAGCC